TAGGACTACCTGTCGTATTTTCCATAAAATAAAACTACATGTGTTTATTTTTAATATAATATTAATATTGTTTAATTATGCAACAAGATATTATTCCATTAAATTGAACATTATATTATCGGTAGCAAATTTCTGTAATTCGAATTGAGGGGCAATGTCACCAGGAATGGTAAAATTAGATAATCTCAAACACACTATAAAACTTTGACAACTAATATTATATTTAGCGGTAAAAATATTAGTTGAAAACGACCGATTAAATGTTTTATCATATTGTTTCCACCATGTATCATTATATAGATTATCCATTAATTCTACAGAAATGACATTATCTACGATAAGATAAATGCCTAATGTAATTGCATCATAGGTTTCATATAATGAAGGATCAAACAGACTATCTGTAAATGAAATGCTAATACCTGCCAATGTTCCTTTATTTTTACTTTGAAAAGTATGACGTTTAGTAATTAATAGGCTACTAGAAAAATAATCAATATTAGTGCTAACGCTAGAAATACCAACATCAAATTCTGTAGGCATATATAAGAAAATATTTTGCATTCCTACATATCTTCCTGTATCGCTACTTGCAGTAATTCTCTTTGGTTGGTTATAACTACAATCAAAACCTGGGACAGCTTCCCATTCAATTTGTAAATTTTGATTAGGAACTAAGTAAGAAAAATTGCCCGTATCTAGATTTAATAAGGTATAATTTTGCATTATACAATTCATATTAAATACCTTGATAGGTAGTAAAACCCGAGAAGGAAAGTAATTTTGAGTAAATACTGTATCAACAGTAAAATTATTATACAAAAAATAATATCTATCTGGTAATAATCTGTTAGATAATTCGGTGATTTTCCCTTTAGGAGTTAATACATACATTTTATCATTATCACTAACAAAATACATAGCATTTTGATATAATAATGCATTGCTATTAGGGCGAATTCGATAATGCATATTAAATGTAAGGTCAGGCTGTAATGTTGGATTATTATTAACCATTACTAGATTAAATTTATAAATACTATCTTGAGCAAATACAAATAAAGCTGAATTTATCCCTACCATATCTACTACTCTTCCAGGAGCAGGATAAGTTACAGGAGTTCCTTGCTGACCATCAGGGGTAGTCCAATTGGCTGGATTATATGGTGAAGCAGCACTTCCATTATATATAGGCCATTGTTCGAACTGAAATAATATTTTACTGAAATCCCCTGCTTCAGTAAAAAAGAATAAATTTTGTGAAGCATCATAAACCACTCCATAATTTTGGAGTATTACTATAAGTTGTTTATTTCCAGGAATATTAGTTAATAATGCATGATAGTCAATATTACCTGTTATATCAGTTTCCTTTATAGCATCCGTACCTGCAGCCACATGATCTGATCCTACATCCCCTAATACTCCCCATGAACTATCTGACAAATATTGAAAGCGCGCCCCATTATATGTTACTAATTTAGGTGGGCTAATAGTAGTAGTATCAATTTCAAAATACCATAATAAAGCTTCATCATCTATAAAAGCACATTGAGCATTAGAGTTTTGAGCATAAGAAAAGTCCCCTCTATTCATGAAATTTGGATTAATCGTTGGAGGCCCATCATCAACATCATTATCTAAAGGAATGACATCAAGAACTTCTTGACTGAATTCATCTATCCTAAACAATGTTATAGTACATACTTCTGCATCTACTGCAGGTTTATATTGAGTAGTAATTACCGCATAATCTGCAAAGAATACATTAATCCTAAGTTGTGAACTATATACTGCAGATGAACTTGCTGCTCTTATAATTGCTAATTGAGTAACATTATCATTAGGTGTTTCAGTACTATAATCTAAAAAAGTATGTAAGGTTAAAGGTACTGGTATGGATAATAAACGTTCATTAGTATCCGTTATCATATTCACAATAACTGGAGTAGTATTATACTGACTGTCCCATGGGGAAGAACTAATACTCAATGATACAATTTCAGTTTTAGCCTCGGGCATTTATCCTTTTATCTAAATTTCTAGTTTGCATCTCTAATATTTTAATAGCGTCTTTATTTTTATCTGATTTTTCATCAGCTAATAATTCAGCTTGTTTTAAAACTAATTTATCTTTCTCAAGAATAAAGTTTTGATCTAATTCTTTTGATTTTAATTGAGCATTTGTTTGAATTTTTTGAGCTTCTAATTGCACTAATTGTGTGGCAGGATCAACTTGATTTTTTTGCTGTTGTTCTGCTCTTTTATTCATTATTTTGTAATATTCTTCTTCACTAATTTCTCCTTTACCTACTGCACGTAAAACAGGATCAACCATTGTTTTAAATCGTTCCACTAATTCGGTAGAATTATTAATATCTAAATTTTCAAATAATATGTCTATAAAGTAAGGAGCATATTCTTTAAATGATTGTCCAATTTTGAATAAAGTCTCACGACTTCTCATTTTTTCAAGGTGAGAACTTGGAGAAGCTTCAATAATAAAATCATATTCCTCATGTAGCTTTTCTAAAGAACCTTTTTTAACTACGGCATCAGGAAGAGAAGAAGGCGCCAACTCATTTACTTTCACCATTCTTCCATTTAACATAAACTCATATTCATCTTTAACTAAAGCAGCCAACATTTCTTTGACTCCTTCACCTACTTCATTCAAAGCATTGATGAAAATATATAAGAATCTTTTTTGTACTATATCACCTTGGGCGATCCGTTGAGCTAATGCAACCCCAGATTGAGTATTATCCTCATCACTTCCTTGTTGAGAAAGATTAATACCCATTACTTCATCTATCATTACTTTCGAAATCTGCATTAATTGTAATAATGATGTATCTAAATTAGAGGGTTCTAAAACAACTGGTGGAACGTTTTGTTGTCCCATTTCATTAAAGCCTTTCCAAGGAAATGCACCAGCTTTTACATTAAAATTTCCCCAAGAGTTCATATCAATTTCATCAATACTGCATTTATCTATAATAACACTACGCTCTATTTTTTTAGTAGCTTGTGTAGAAATTTGAGATGCAGCATTGTTGAGCATTTGTTGAGCATCTATAAGAGGAGATAAAGGGGGAAGTATATACTCTTTATATACGCTTTCTTTTTGAATAGGGATAGCTTCTCCTATAAAATAATAGGGTAGTTTTTGTATCCCATAAAACTCATGAGGTTTAACTAAAAATTCATGCTCTGTGCATTTACATGCATAAATTTTAGTTACCAATTTTTCAAAATATTCACTGTTGCCTAAATTCTTTTTTTCATATTCTGTGAGTTGATCTTCAGATTTAAATTTAGTACCGATTTTATAAAATTTTGTTTTCTGCTCTTCTTTAAAAAAGAAATCATAGACTTTTACCCGGTTATTATCACCGAATATTTCAGTATTATATCTACTTTCTTTAATTTTATATTTAGGATAGAGAGTTTTTAAGGTATATTCATTAACAAAATTAACTTCTCCTGCAAATCTTCCATCAGATTTAGTTAATGATTCAGCATCACAATCAAAAAAAACACGCCAAGGTTTTACATGTTTAATAAATGGTATTAACTGATAGCTAAATTGATTAACATAATCTGCAACAATTTTAAGTGCGGTATACCCCCGTGTATATCCTATCTCAAATGCCTGCGCTGTTTCTTCGTGATTATTTTTTAAAACATAATGATCTAATAACTCATTAACATTTTTGATATGATCTGCACTTTTTACAACTTTGGGTTTAACCTTTAAGGTATAATTTATACTTTGATAATCTGCAATTACACGATTTCTATGTTTTTGCGTTATATTAAGAGTTAATACTTCTTTTCCGTCTTTTTTTCTGTCAGCTCTTACAGTAGAATCCCATTGATCTCCAGCGACAAAAGAAGCAATTAAATCACCATTATCTTTATTTTCTTTATATAAATTATTCCATTTCTCATGTAATCTTAAAATTTCTTGAGGAGTGATTAATTTATGAATTGACATAGAAAAATATTTCTCAATAAATAAAGAGTTCAATTTTTACTCCTTAAAACGCTCCTTCTACTTAGCTGATAGAAAGAGCGTTTTTATTTAGAGAAAAAAATACCCAACTGTGATTATTGAAAGGACGTAAAAATAACCACATTATTGTGTATATATTATTTTACAATTTTATTCAACCTATTAAAATCTATAGTATTTGCATTAGGAAATATTAAGGTTTGATTTGGAAAGCCATCAAATATACGAGACATACAATCTAAGATATCATCATGTCTCGCATTAGGAAACATGGTCATTTCTTCAATAAGAGCTTTCGTAACATCATATGAATTACCTTCTATATTAAATTTAGTTAAATGATAAGGTACCCAAATTTTTCTTTCTTCAAATGGTTTGATAAGACGTCTAATTCTATCATTTTTTTCTACCCTTCCGCCTACTGCCATAATAGGAAATCTATAATTACGAGTATTCATGGCACGCGTTAAAAAGCTAATATCGGAATCTTTGCCATATTTTTCATAAAATAAAGGCATATTTGGTTTATATTTATTATGTAAGAAAAAGATTTCTTCTTCTCTTTCAAATGGGTTAAGTCGATCACGCGTCATATCTAATAAATAAAGATTTTGATCAACACCTAATCCCCATACAGTAATCACAGTATAATCACTTGTTGCTTTCTTTTCATTAGCAGGGTCGACACAAATAACTCTGGTAAATTCTTTATAATTTGGTACCCCATTATAATATTGCAGCCATTCAACTTTAAATTCTCCTCCTCCAATGGGAGCGGGTCTTTGTTGGTATTGACCAGCAAACGCATATTCCTTTAATTCTTTACGTTGAGCTTCATAAAATTCTATGCCGAATCTTTCAGGAGCTAATACTTCGCCTTTGCGACGCCCAAACGTTTTGTTATTAATATAAAAACTCTCATCTTCTTCAGCAATAGCTGGTAATTTTAATATTTCCCAATTTCCTTGTCTCATTAAAAAACCAGGTAAATCATCTTCATGTAACCGTTGAGCAATAAGAACCATTACAGTATCCTTTTGATTCTGCCGAGTTGATAATGAGAAAGAATACCATTCAATTACCTTCTCACGTGCCAACTGTGAATCAGCAGCAATAGCATTTAAAGGATCATCAATAATAATATAATTGCCTCCAGTTCCTGTAAGTTGACCTGCCACTGTCGTAGAAAATCTACATCCACCTGCGGTTGTAGTGATAAATTCTAATGCTTCTCTATCAATAATAGTATCGGGAAATATTCTCTTATACCAAGAGCTTTGCATTAATCTAAGAAAACTTAATGAATGCTTTTCAAAAAGTTTACGTGAATAAGTAGCCGTCAAAATAGATTCTGTAGGATTGTGTCCTAAAAGCCATGCAGGATATATGACATTCACTATTAATGATTTCATATGGCGTGGGGGAATATTAATAATTAGCCTAGTTGTTTTTCTATTTTGACAGTTAAGCAGATGTTCACAAATTAATTCAATATACCAGCTATGAACATATTTATCATTCGGAGAAACTATTTGGAATGCCCCCATAACGAAGCTGACCAAATCTTGTCTACATAATAAATCAGTGATTGATTGACTGTTATTTAGTAACATTATTAGCAGTTTGTTTTGCTTTTGCTTCAGCAAGCGCTCTCTCTAATATGGCTACAGTAATATCTGGGTCAGTAGAAGCTCCTAAATCTAATTTAGTAGCTATTTCATTTTCTCGTTGTCTATAATAACGAGTTTCAATGATATATTTCTGTGCAGGAAAATGTCTATCTTCTATTGCAGACTGATAAACACTTTTTTTTACCTCATCCGTTTTTATATCAATGATAGATTCACATTTTTCTTTGAATTCAGGGTCATTTTTTTCCCAATCATAGTATGTTTGTTTATGAATACCCACTTTTTTACAAGTTGGTGCAACAAATCCACCATTTTTTTCAAATTCTTCAATAAATCTTTTTTTTAAATATTCTTTATTGTTTGCCATAAAAGAGAGCGTCGGTTTTATTTTTATTAATAACAAATTATTATAATACTGTCATTAAGATTTTAATTAATTATCTGAATAATATATACTTCGTAAATAAAAAATAGACATATTAAACAAAATAAAATATGAGGTAGTTTTTTACATGAGGGATAAATTATTAATGAGAACAAAAGAATTTATAGAACAATTAG